CACCCAACATCTGCTTTTGATTCATTTACAACAAGTGTTTTAAGAAGTATTGCATCAGGTTTAAATATTTCTTATCACTCATTATCTAATGACTTAACTTCAGTTAATTACAGTTCAATAAGGCAAGGTGCTTTAGAAGATAGAAGTATGTATCAGATATATCAACAATTTACAATTGAGCATTTTGTAAACCCAATATTTCAATCTTGGTTAGAGATGGCAATATCTACAGGTCGTATTAATCTACCAATAGGTAAGTTTGATAAATTCTCTAACTCGGTCAACTTTATACCAAGAAGTTTTGCTTGGATTGACCCTTTAAAAGAAATGCAGTCAAACGTACTTGGTTTACAAAATGGAACAATAAGCTACTCAGATATAGCTGCTGCTTATGGAAGAGACACAGAAGAGCTATTTGAACAACATCAAAAAGAGATTGAACTAGCTAAACAGTATGGAATAGAACTAGCATATCAACCATTTGGTCAGAAACAACCAGTAGAAGCCAATATCAATGGCGGAGATCAAGACGATGAGTAAACCAACTCAAAGCATGAAATCCGAAGCTAGAAAAGGCTTAGACTGGAGAAAAGAACATGGCAGGGGTGGTACTAGAATTGGTGCTGAAAGAGCTAATCAGATTTTAAATGGTGAAAACCTTTCCGATGAAACTATTAAAAGGATGTATAGTTTTTTCAGCAGGCATGAGGTTGATAAAAAAGCTCAAGGATTCAGACAGGGAGAGAAGGGCTATCCATCAAATGGAAGAATAGCTTGGGCGTTATGGGGTGGAGATGCTGGATTTAGTTGGTCAAGAAAATTGGTCAATCAAATGAAAGATGATAGAAGTATTCAAGAAAGAGGAACAGAAGATACTTTAAGAGAAAAGGCTAAAGAACATAACAAAGATGTTGGTGATAACCCAGCCAAAAGAACAACATACTCTACATTGCAAAAGGTTTACAACAGAGGTATCGGTGCTTATAACACCAATCCTTCAAGTGTTAGGCCTAATGTTAGCTCAAAAGAGCAATGGGCAATGGCAAGAGTTAATAATTTTTTACGAGTCTTAAGGACTGGTAAATACAAGTCAGGGGAGCATGATACTGATCTGCTACCTGAACAACATCCTTTATCAAGCAAAAACAAGGAGAAGGCTATGGATAATAAAGAAGATAGACATATCCTTAATGTTACTGAAACTGATAAAACTATTGTAGTTGAGTTTGAGAAACATGAGGATGTAGAACATGAAGGTGAAGAATTAGAAGCAACTGATGAAGTCTCTATGGATGAATCAAGTGAAGAAGAGAGGAAAGTAATTGATATGCCTATGAAATTTAGGACTATTGATCTATCTAAACATTCTTACCTTGATGAAGAAAAAAGAGTAGTTCGCATGGGAGTTTCTAGTGAAGAACCTGTAGAACGTAGTTTTGGCATGGAAGTGCTAGGACATTCTGCTGAAGATATAAACATGGAGTTTATCTCATCAGGTAGAGCACCATTATTACTTGACCATGATATGGAAAAGCAAATTGGTGTGATTGAAGAATTCAAATTGGATGAGACTGCAAAGAGGACAACTGCGGTAGTTAGATTTGGTAAATCTGCTTTAGCTCGTGAAGTATTTGAAGATGTAGCTGATGGTATACGAATGAACATTTCAGTTGGTTACAGAGTCGATAAATTAACAAGAATGAACAAAGATGATGAGACTTACTACAAAGCTCAATGGACACCTATGGAAGTTTCTTCTGTAAGCGTTCCTGCTGACCAGTCAAGGCTTGTTGGAGTTGGTCGTTCTAAAGATAAACAAACTATTAATAATATAGAGGTAATAACAATGGAAAATAAAGATATTAATCTTGAAGAAGTTAGAACTCAGACTATTGATGAAGCTAAAGCTGAATTTAAAAGAAACTCAAAAGAGATCATAGATTTAGCAGCTAGACACAATAAAAGAGATTTAGCTGACAAAGCAATTGCAGATGGCGTATCTGTAGAAGAATTTAGAGGTGTATTATTAGAAAATATTTCTAACAATCAACCACTAGAAACTCCTTCAGAAATCGGCATGAGCAAAGAAGAAGTCAGAGACTTTAGCTTAATTAAAGCTATAAGAGCAATGGCAAACCCTTCAGACAGAAAGGCACAAGAAGATGCAGCATTTGAATTTGAATGTTCTGCTGAAGCTGCTAGACAGTATGGCAAAGATGCACAAGGCATTATGCTTCCTGCTGAAGTTCTAAGAAGCTGGGGTAAAAGAGACTTAAACACATCTGATGATTCAACTCTAGTAGCTGAAGATTACAGAGGAAATGACTTTATTGATATACTTAGAAATGAGTCATCAGTAATGCAAGCTGGAGCAACAATATTAAGAGGATTACAAGGAAATGTTGTAATACCTAAGAAAACTGCTGGTGCTTCTGCTGGTTGGATTGCAACTGAAGGTGCAGCTTCTGCTGAGTCTGAGTTCACTGCTGGTTCAGTAACTATGACTCCTAAAGTAATTGGTGCTCACACTGATGTAACAAGACTTTTACTACAACAATCTTCTTTAGATGTTGAGAACTTAATCAGAGATGACCTAACAAAATCAATCGCTACTGCAATTGACTTAGGTGCTTTAGCTGGTTCAGGTTCAAGTGGTCAACCAACAGGTATTGCTAGTACATCAGGTATTAACACTACTACTTTTGCTGCTGCTAACCCAACATGGGCTGAGATCGTAGCTATGGAAAGTGCTGTTGCTAATGACAACGCATTAACTGGTTCTTTAGGTTACATTTGTAGACCTGCTGACTTTGGTACTTTAAAAACAACTGAAAAGGCTACTGGTACTGCTCAGTTTGTTGTTTCTCCTGACAATAGCATGAATGGCTATAATGTTGTCAGAAGTAATCAAGTAACAAGTGGTGACTTCTACTTTGGTAACTTTGCAGACCTATTAATTGGTATGTATGGTGGTTTAGATATTACTGTTGACCCTTATGCTTTATCAACATCAGGCGGAGTAAGAATTGTTGCTCTACAAACTGTTGATGTAGCTGTAAGACATGCAGTATCTTTCTGTAAATCTTCAGACTAATTAACTGATGCTTAAATGGAATGGGGGTGGAAACACCCCTACCTTAAATATGAAAAAATATAAAATATTACAAGATACAATGGCTGGTGGTTCTAAAGTTCATGCTGGAGATATAGTAGAGCTTAATGAAGTTGAAGGTCATTCTTTGTGTGGTTATCAAAAGGCAGAGGTTTGTGTTGAAAAGCCAAAACCTAAAAAGACTGAAAGAAGTGTTGGTTTAGAAACTTCTGAAGTAAAGCCTGTTAAAAAGAGAGCCAAGAAGTAATTATGCCAATGGAATTTGATAGAGATTTCGATGGCTACTTAGATGCCACCTATGGTCATGGTATTAAAGTTACCTACACACCTACAGGTGGTTCATCTTCTTCTATCAACGTCATCCTGAATCAAGAGTATGTAGATATAGATACAGCAGGATTACCAGTTCAAGGGTATCAACCAGTAGCACAAAGTAAGACTACTGATATACCAAGTATAGCTTTTGGAGATACTATTGTTGCTCCAGCTATAAAAAATTTAGATGGTACACAAATAAAACCATCAACAACTTATAAAGTTATAAATTACGAGCATGACAACTTAGGCATGACCTCATTACTACTTGAGGTTCAATAATGGCTAATCATGTAAGACAACAGATCAGAGAATACTTTGGCACTACATTAAATGGCTTAACAACAACAGGCTCTAATGTTTATGAGTCTAGGGTCTATACACTGCAAGAAGATACCCTACCTTCTTTAGTTATTTATACAAAATCAGAAACATCTGAACCCATTGTTATAGGTACTGATAGGGTTATGAGTAGAGAATTATCAGTTGTAGTAGAAGGATATTGTAAAGCAACCAGTAATTTTGATGATACTATTGATACAATAAGCAAAGAAGTTGAAGAAGCAATTTCTGCTGATAGAACTCTAGGTGGTTTAGCAAAAGATACTTATGTTGAATCAACTGAAATAGAATACACAGGAGATGGAGAACAGCCAGTAGGTTATGTAACTCTAACTTTTTTAACAAACTACTATGTTCAGGAAACCAATCCTGATGTGGCAGTATAATAGGAGATAATTATGAAACTAATTAGTCCAAATGGTAAAAATTCAGTAATAGCTCAACCTTCAAAAGTTGAGTCATTTAAGAATATGGGTTGGAAGGAAGAAGCAATCCAGTCGCAAGACAAAGTTAAACCTTCTTCCAAGAAAAAGTCGAAAGACGAGGTAAAAGAAAATGGCGATACATAAAGGAAGTGAAGGTACTGTTCATGTAGGAACAGATGCAATAGCTGAAATTAAGTCTTATTCTGTTGAAGAAACTTCTGATACTATCGAGGTAACAACTATGGGTGATGGTTTTAGAGACTATCTACCAAGTTTAACTTCTTTCTCAGGAAGCATAGATGTTTTTTGGGATGAATCAGATACAGCACAACAAGCATTACAGCCTAGCACAGAAGTTACTTTAAAGTTCTATGTTGAAGGAGCTGATACTGGTGATAAGTATTACACAGGAACAGCTATTGTTACTGGTTTAAGTGTTTCATCATCATTCGATGGTATGGTTGAAGCATCTATATCTGTACAGGGTAAATCTGCTCTTACATTAGCGACAGCGTAATAATATGTCAGTAATAGATAACGCGAAAAAACATTTTGATAGCTTAGAAACTAAAATTATAGAAGTCCCTGAATGGGGTGATGATGAAGATAGTCCGTTAAAGATTTATTGTAAACCAATGACTCTTTCAGAGACTTCTAGGTTTATGAAGTTAGCTCAAGATGATGAAGTCCAGTTATTAGCCTATGCTTTAATTTATAAAGCATTAGACGAAGCTGGAGAAAAGTTATTTACTATCGCTGATAAAAAGGCCTTATTGGAGAAGGTTGACAGAGATGTATTGATTAGAGTATCTAGCGAAATGATGAATAATATTTCGCAGGAACAAATTAAAAAAAAGTAATTGAAGATAAGCAGCTATTTATTAAATATGCTTTAGCTGAAAAATTGAACAAAACTCTAGCTGAACTTGAAGAGATTACAGTAGAGGAGTTTCAAGGTTGGCTAGCTTATCTTGAAATAAAGGAAGAACAAAATGGCTCTCAGTAAAGGAATGAAGTATCAAATAGATTTGTTAGCAAATAACAAGTCAGGAGCTGCTTTAAAGAAGTTTAAAGGCGATATAAATAGCGTTCATAATCAGGTCACTAGACTTGGTGCTACTATAGTAGCAGCCTTTGGTACTAGAGAGATAGTTCAAGCAGCCAACGTAATGGTTGGTGTAGAGAATAGAATGAACGCCTTAACTGGCAGTGCTACCGCTACAGCACACGCTATGGATAGCATGAAGCGAATAGCAATGGAATCAAGATCAGATTTTGATTCTGTGGCGATGTTATATACAAGACTAGCTTTAGCTACAGAACACTTAGGCACTACCCAAGATCAACTAGCTGCTGCCACACAGATGGTAGCTAATACCTTTATTATCGCTGGTTCTCATACCCAAGAAGCAAATAACTCTGCTAGGCAGTTAGCACAGGGATTGGCTTCAGGAGCTTTAAGAGGAGATGAGTTACGTTCAGTCATGGAAAACAACGTAATTTTAACCAAGATGTTAGCCAAAGGTCTTAATATGACTGTTGGCGAGCTTAGAGAGTTCGGACATCAGGGTGGACTTACTGCTGAAAAAGTATTGCCTATATTAATAGCTGGTGTTGAGGAAACTAATGAAACCATAGCAGACATGCCTATGACATTAGGACAGGCTGGGGTTTCTTTAAGAAATAGCTTTCAATTTATGATTGGTGATATACAAAAAACCACCAATGCTTTTGGAATTATTGCTGGAGCTGCAACATTTTTTGCTAGAAATATCAAAGAAATATTAATACCAGCAATAACATTGCTTACAATAAATGCAATTCCAAAATTGATAACTGCATTTAATTTATTAAGAGTTGCAATGTTAGCAAATCCAATAACAGCAGTCGCAACAGCTTTTGCAACAATGGCTGCCGTTGTTGACTCTGCAATAAAAAAGAATAGAGAATACGGAACAACAACCGAGGAATTAAATGCTTCTTTAACAAAACAAAAGAACTTACTTAAAGATATAGAAGATAGACAGAAAAAAGCTGGTAGCAGTGATGAAGCAGACCTCATGGAAAAATCAGCAGAAGCTGTAAAAGAGAGAATACGTTTAATTCAAGAGCTTATAGATATAAAAAAGATATCTGCAACTATAGATAATGATTTAAATGAGTCAGCATCTTTTACTATAGAGGACATAATAGCACAGACAAAAGATGCCATAACCATTACAAAATCATTCGGTGAAACTGTAGAGGGTAAGCTAACAAATGCTTGGGTTGATTTCTTTGATATAACTAATAAAAAGTTTTTAGAATTTAAAAGTTTGGCTATGGCTGTAACCCAAGCTGTTATAAGAGAGCTTTTAGAAGTGTATGTTGTTAAGAAATTAGTGAGTGGCATTACTGGAAGAATGGACTCTTTCCTTGAGTCTTTAGGTGATGATGGTTCTACAGGAAAGGCATTAACGCTTGGGAATAAATTTGGATTACAGGATGTTAATGAAACTATAGTTAAAGGAAAAAAAATACCAAGTGGTGATGGTGGTGGTTTTACAGGAATGGGTGCTAGGGCAGGTGGTGTAGATGGAAAGGGTGGATTTGCAGCAATACTGCACCCAAACGAAACTGTCATAGATCACACAAAAGGACAGAGAATGGGTGCTACAGTAAACTTCAACATATCAACAGTTGATGCTGCTGGATTTGACCAGTTACTAACATCAAGAAAAGGATTGATAACACAAATAATTAATAACGCCATGAATACTCAAGGCAAAATGGGAATAGTATAATGACATTAGAGGTATTTCCTACAGACCCAAATTTTAGTTCAATAAACTTTAGAGATAATAGACCTACATTACTAAATCAAACACTATCAGGCAAAAAGTCTGCAAGACAAATAGGTGCTCAATACTTTTCATTTACAGTTCAAATGCCACCATTACAACAAGAGAAAGCACAAGAGATATTTGCTTTCTTGCAAAAACATAAAGGTGCTATTCTTAATTTTGAAATACAAGCACCATTAGATAATTTAGGTGCAAGCAAAAACGAAACAGATATACTTGTAAACACCGCACATTCAGCAGGTGCTGAGACTGTTAATATGGATGGCTTTTCAGCAACTACAGGCGTTCTTAAAGCTGGTGATCTAATTAAATTCGCGAATCATTCAAAAGTATATATGGTGCAAGAAAATGAAAATGCATCAGGCGGTGCTGCTACTATAAAAATATCTCCAAATCTTGTTAGCTCTCTAGCAAATAATGAAGCTGTAACTGTAAACAAGCCATCTTTTACTGTATATCTTGAAAATAATGATATTATGTATAGTACAGATGCTAGTGGTTTTTACAGCATTTCATTTGATGTTAGAGAGGTAATAACATAATGCCAAGAAGTTTATCAACAGATTTACAAGCACAAGTATCAGCAGCAGAAACCAAAACAGCATTTCTTGTTGAATTAGGGTTGTCTACAACCATAAGATTAACTGACTGGTATTCAGATGTTACCTATGATTCTAACTCTTATGAAGCTGGTGGTTCTTTTCTAACAGTAGACTCAGTTACAGAAACAGGTCAATTACAGATAGATGAAATAAATCTTGGCTTTTCAAATGTAACAAATGAAGTTAGAACTTTAGTTCAAGGCGGTGCATTTACAGACAAAACAGTAGAGATATATTTAGCTTACTTTAATGAGAATGAAACCTTGATAGGTGCTATAAATTATTTTACAGGGCAAATCAGAAGTGTGTCTATTTCAGAAAATATAGATAGTTCTGTATTGGCAATGACTGTAGCTTCTCATTGGGCTAATTGGAACTTAACAAAAGGTAGGCATTATTCAGATGAATCTCAGAAATCAGCTTATACAGGTGATAGAGGTTTAGAGTTTGCCACACAAGTAAAATCAGACGTAAGGTGGGGTTCATAAATGTTAAGTTTTTTTAAGGCGATTGGTACAGCAATTATAAAATATGCAATAGCTAATCCAATACAATTTGCTTTTCAGGCAGTAACCGCTATCACAGGTGTTAAAGGATTCTTACAAGCAAGGCAAATGATATCTAAAGGCCAAGACATCATGGCTAACAAAACTGCTGCTGGTGGCAAGATACCAGTCATATATGGAACAAGAAGGGTTGGTGCTCAAATTGTATATATGGACACAGCACAAAACAGGTCAAGAGACTTATTTGTTGTTTATGCGATATCAGTCGGTGAGTGTGAAGAGATACTTGGCAGAACTATTGAGATAGATGGCAATAGTATTCTTGATGGCAATATCTATAAAGGTGGTGGATATGTAGGCTCAGACAAAATATCATCAGGTTTAAATGGTTCTTTAAACACCGCATCACAAGTTGGTGATAATCAGTATTCACAAGCAGGAACATTAGGAACTAACCCAGCTTTAAGATACTCTTTTGTATTTAACTTGCATCATGGTGCATCTAGTCAAGCAGCAGACCCAATGCTTAGAGCATCTATACCTACTGAGTGGACTACAAACCATAAGTTAAATGGTATTTGTTATATAGCAGCTTCTTTTGATTACGATAAGAAAGGAATGTATAAAGGCGTTCCGCAAATAACAGTACAAGTTAAAGGTAAAAAGGTTTTTGACCCAAGAGATAGCTCTACTAAATGGTCATCTAACCCAGCTTTATGTTTCTTAGATTACATACAAAATGATGAGTATGGTAAAGGTTTAGCAACATCACAGATAAACATGACTACCATAAGTGCTGCTGCAACTGCATGTGAAGTAGAAGTAGATCAACCTTACTATAACGACACTTATCAAGACTTAACTTGGAGTGGAACTGCTGGTAATGACTTTATTGTTATTAATGATAATGATGATTGGTGGCAAAACAAAGTAGATGAAGTTATAGATATAAGAGATTCTAATGATGCAAGTATATTTTCTAATGCTGTAAGTATTACAGGTTCTACAAGATATCAATATTATGATTCTGTGCAAGAAAACAGGTTATATATAGATGACGTTTTAGCAAATAGTTATACAAATGAAGCAGGAAACGCTAGAGCTAAAGTTAAAAGATTTCATTGTAATGGTTATATTGACACCAATAAGAATGTCATGGATAACGCCAAAGAGCTTCTTGCAAATATGCGAGGTATCTTTCTTTATATTGATGGTAAGTATGAATTACAAATAGAAGATACAGGCACATCTACATTTAGCATCACAGATGACCACATTATAGCTGATGCTGGTATATCAGTTGATTATGGTAATAAAGATAAAAAGGCAAATAAAGTTGTTATTGAATTCTTTAACGCTAACAAGAAATACGAACTTGATACAGCTACAGTTTTACATGATGCTTCGCCTGAATATTATTCAGATGATGGCGAGGTATTGGAAGTTAAAGCTGAATTCCCTTATGTAACAGACCCATACATTGCTTACAATATGGGTAAGGCTATTTTAACTAGAAGTAGAAAACAGACCACTATGCAGTTCTTAGGAACTCCTGAGATGTATAAATTAAATGTGGGTGATATTGTTGATCTTACCTACCTGCCTTTAAG